TTACAAGCGCATTACAGGGCGATATTTCACAAGTTGTTAGACAACAAAGCGAATCACACGATGGTTCTGTGTTTAACAAGCCGTTTCTTATATATAAAGTAGAACACGATTTTTCCACACACACAAGCAACTGGAAGACGACTGTTACAACAGTTCCGTCCATAGCAACGGGAGGCGTATAATGTATTTAACAGATGAAACTATTTTAGCAAAATATGTAATTAAAACACATTATATTGTGAAAGTCGTTGCGGTACACCCAGAAGACCAAACAGTTGATGTTGTTGAGGATGTGTATAGGTATGTAAACTCTCCTGTTCCTTTTACTACAGTGATAAACGAACTAGGGAATCCTGTGGACGTAGGTCTTTCAAAGAAGATGAAATTGCTTAACATTCCTGTAAAACAGGAACGCTGGGGGCAGTTTGCAATACAATGTAATCCTGCGGTTGGCGATACTGGTTATATTGAAATTATGACCAACGATATTAGGGACTGGATGTTAAATGGCTCCGACAGCGTTCCTTGGTCAGACGACCATTTTGATGAAAGAAGTTGTGTGTTTGTGCCATTTGTGCCTAATTTGACCAATAAAGCAGAAACATACCCTGCAGATAATTCACAACTGATTATAAAGTCAAACAACTTAAGTATTACCTTTACAGACAAACCAGCGGAACAAGGGCAAGAGGCAATTAAAAACATTTCAGTTGTTGGTGATGTTGTTATGACTGGTAAACTGAATATAACAGGTGATGTAACTATTACGGGCAAATTACACACTAGCGGTGACATAGAAAGCGATTCGGATGTTAAAGCCGGAACCGTTAGTTTGAAAGAACACACGCACGATGGTTCTACTTTGAAGACAACCGCAACAGTTGGAACAGGACCTGTGGGAACCATAAGCGGAAACACAAAGAAACCAAATGCGTAGGAGTTAATTATGAAGACTTGGAATTTAACAGAAAAAACACCAACAGATTCAGGAAACGATGTTTCTTTGAATTACGGTACAATAAAAATGGATGCAGATTTAAATGCTGTTGCTACGGCTATTACAGCGAACCTTGAAGTAATAAAAGGCGAGTTAGATGACCCAAACAAAGGTTTGGATTTGTTTGGCATAATACTTTCTAACACACCGTTGCAAATGAAGGTTCAAGAAATTGCACGCGTAATCAATAGCGTAGACGGTGTTATGTCTTCAAAATTTACTGGTGCAACACAAGACAGAAGAAACAGCACAATAACATTTACTTTTGAAATAGAAAGTGTGTATGGAACGCTGGACTACGAGAAAACATTTGAGACAAATATATAACGACGTTATAATACTATAATAAAAGGAATTTATATATGGGAACTTGGACATCACAAGGTTTTACAGCAAGAACTGTTGAATACTATAAAACACAGTTGGAACAAGTGTTTCAAAATGCGTTTGGTAACGATTTTTCGTTAGACCCAGCATTGCCACAAGGTGTTTTAATACAAGAACTGGCTGAGTTGTTTTATAACGCAGATATGGATGGCATTGAAGTAATGTCGCGTTTAAACCTTAATACAGCATCTGGGTTGTTTTTGGATTTTATAGGGGCATTGCGCGGTGTTGATAGATTGGTTGGCGAACCATCAACAATAACAACGCGTATAACGAGTAATCCAAACACTATTCCGTTTACCATTCCTGCTGGTCAAACTTTCGCTTTAAATGGTGGTGCAGAAGTGTTTACCGTGAATACAGCAACGAACATTACATCTGCAACGCAAACAGTTGTTTTAACTAGTGTATCTAGTGGCGAAACCAGCGCAGCAATAGACGATGTTCTGGCGACAAACATTAGTAATATTATCGACATAAAAGTTGTTGCTGTTTCGCAGGGTACAGATGAAGAAAACGACGTGGACTACAGAAACAGATTACGTCAAAGATATACTGCGGCACAAGGCACTGTTGAATTTGTTGTTAACAAATTGTCTGAGTTAGATGGGGTAAAAACTGTTGGTGTTAATTATAACGACACAAACTCAACTGTTGACACAATACCAGCGCACGCCACAGAGTTTATGGCTGTTCCGAGAACAGGTTATGATTTAACTGCGTTCAAGACCAAAGTTGCAGAAACAATTTTGAATTACAAAACACCAGGCTCAATTACCTTTGGAAACACTCAAGAAACAGTCAGTGATGTTTTTGGTGTCCAAAAGACGGTAAAATTTACAATACCGACAGAAAAGGTAATGTCTATTCAAGTAGAAGTGTCTACGCCAGAAAACGGTGTTTTGAACTTGTCTAATCAAGAATCAATTAAGGAACAAATAGCAAATTACATAAACACATTAACCATAGGCAAAGATGTTTCGTATTCGCGCTGTATGGCACCACTGACAGCAGACGCTGGTTTTGATGTGGCTTCTTTTAAAATCAAAGCGGCAGGCGATGCAGACTGGACTATCAATGCAAACTATCCAGTAGGAACAAGGGCTTATGCGACAATAACAACTGCTAACATTCAACTTGGGGTGGCTTAATAATGCAATTTAACCAGAATTATCCTTGGTATTTACAAACTAGCCCTAACTTCAGCGTACTGTATGAGGGCGTGTTTAATGTAGCAAGAAATTTTTCGCCATTAGATGCATATAAAGTTTTTTACCCTGATGTTATGGCGATGGTTCCAGATAATCTGGGTGCAATGTATGGGCTTAAAGTTTTTGCAGGATTGTGGCAGTTGCCAACAGAATTTTCTGCAATTGAAGGGGCTTTAATTTATGATGTAGGAAGTTGGTCAACAACTGACAAATGGAACGGCGACACGACTGGCGTTTCTATAGAATGGTTTTTGCGTTATATAAAGATGAAAACATTTATAAATCAAAGTGTTTTTTGCCTTCAAACAATAAAAGACGCATTTGCAATTTTGTTTGGGTCGGAATCATACAACGTAACGGTTACGGAAACAGAATATGCAATAACGATAAATATAGACGTCGACTCGTCAATTGTTAGTACGCTTATGGGTATTCTTGCCGTCGACTCAACATTATTTGGCAAACCTATGGGTAAAACTATAACGTATAATTTAGGAGATTAATATGATTAACAAACAGAACATCTTTGCATCTGCTGGACAACAGGCACAAGGTTACAGCACATCAGACTATGTTGCTGGAATGATTCCAAACACTATTGCTATGGCAGAAGATGTTAATTCATTTGGTAATACTTTGGACAAGGAGTTGAACTCGGTTTGCAAAGAAGTTGCTAATGTTATTACGAGTGGTGTTTTAGATAAAGACGGCGGCGATGGTGCTGCGTTAAATGATGCCTCTTATACACAATTGTTAACATCGTTGCGGGCTATGTCTAATGGGTTTTTGCAAACTGGTATTATGTATGACGGCTCTTCGATAACCTGCCCTGTTCAAAACGGAACCACAAGTATTAGATTTGGTGGTCAAATAAAAATTATGTTTAACGAAGGTGGTTATTTTGGAAACTCTGCCTCTAAAATGCATATAGGAACTATAAATGCTGGCAGAAGTTGGACAATAACCAACTCTGAACCAACCGGGGTTCGTTTTTTGGTTGCAACATTAAGCGGTGGGACGATTGTATTAAGCACAGCGAACGCTGTTCCAGAAGGAAGTGCAGGGGCAACACAATGTTATTTGGGTTCGTTCTTTGTCGTTGACAATAATGGCACCAAACAAATACAAGCGGGTTCTTGGAAGTTCCAACCATGGTTGCAAAATACACCTGCAATAAACCGTGAAAGTCCAACAGCACAAACCAAAGGCGGATTGTTAACTGCAAACAGTGGCACCACATTAAACATTGGTGCTTTAGAAGTTAAAGCGGAAGGAATAAATTTTGCAACAGAACAAAATAAACCAAATATTATGAGTTTACCAAGCGGCTCGTTTAGTTATAAATTCTTGTACCCTGGTTATAATCCTGCAGATGCCGCATTAACAGCCCTGGACACAACGCATTTATACAATTTAACGAATGCTTCTTGGGATGACGTTTCTGCAAAAGAAGGGTTTATAGTAATGGTTCCTTGCGTAGTTCCAACAGGACAAACCCTGATGATTCCTGCGATGTCTTCGTACGACCAATCAACAGGCAATTATTCTGCAATATTCCCAAGTGTAGATGATGCAACAAATGCAGTTTATGGTTTAAAGTACACCTCAACAGACACAGATAAAACGCGCGAAAGAGCAATTTATTTGGGCTACAGCATAGTTGTTCGTATTGGAAGTACAAACTTAACTAATCCTAATGATTACGCTATTGTTGGAATGATTCCGCAAGATTTGGACGGCTTTACCTATGCAGGCGGTCAAACAGGCGGAGGTGTTGGTCAATATGTACCAATGCCTATTACTACAGTTGACACAGACGCTTTTACTGCTACAGTTAACGCAAAAACAATAGTAACAGGAAGAACGGCGCAAGTTCAAATAACTCTGCCGCCAACAGCAAAACCAGGTATTGTTAATCAATTAGAAATTGAATACACGCATACTTCTGGCAACGGCGGAATTAGTTTTACCAACACTCAATGGTGGGGTGGAAATTCTATAGAACTTGAAGTTGGCAAAAAGTATTTAATTATCAGCGAATTTGTTCGTGGTGGCTGGGTAAGCGGTTATCTTTCTGTTTAAGGAGTAACTTATGTTCTTGAGCAAAAAA